CAACAAGGACTAGAAAACCAAGAAGATAGTTTTATTGCTAGATCAAACCAACAACAAAATTTTTATCAACCTCAAACTCCACAAGAGCAGTTTAACGAAGGGCAAGCCCCTGCTTTTGAAATGAGGTTATACAGAAATAGTTTTGGTATGACTATGTATGTTCAACATATTAACGGTAAACCAACTCAACCTATTCCTGCAGGGTACTACCTAGTTCCTAAGACTGCTACTACACAGACTGCACAAACTGCACAACAACAGCAAGGTCAGACACAAGGGCAAGTCCAAGGTCAGTACCAAGGTGGTATGATCCAGAGTTATGCTCCAGGTGGTCTTGTTGTTCAGGATGGTACACAGTTTAAGATACAGTATCCTGATGGATCTTTCTCACAAATGTATGCGACACTAGCAGAAGCTAACGCAGCTAACGTAGATACAAGCCCAGTTGTTGATCCTGTGCCTCTGCCCCCACAGACAGCAGACTTAAATCAGAGTGGTATAAATACTCAGCAAGAAGTTACTAAAGAAGACTTATCTCAGTTTCAAAGAAACCTTACTGCTCAAGCTTATGGAGCACCTCAAGGTGCAATAGCTGCAGCACCAACATCCTACATAGATCCTAACACTTACGGATCTGTGATAGAGGCTACTGCAGGTCAGTCACTAGGTGTAGCTCCTATTGTACGCAGAGATGAAATAGCTCAGATGGGTACTGGCGTAGTAGCTGACGCACCCACAGAAAAAAGAGCAGCAGACATTACTGCTGACAAAACAGAGACTGGTATAAAAACAGCTACTGCAACAATGAGTGCTGCCAATCTGGATCAACCTTCTAGTACTATTACTGCTCAACAACAAAATAGTTCTGGTGTTTCTGGGTTAGCAGGGGTAACGAGTTCTGCTGTAAACGTTGCAAATGCTCCTACTCGTGAACTACGTACAGGTCCAAACGGAGAGATTGTTGTTGGTACTGGTGTTGATCAAGGAAAAGTATCATCAACATTCGGAACTGGTGAAGTACAAGCCTCATCAGTTCAGGATGAACTAGCCTCTTTGATGCAACAGTTTGAAGGTGGTAACACACCTGCTTGGGCTGCAGGATCTATGAGAAGAGCTACAGCAGTCCTAGCAGAACGAGGTCTTGGTGCTTCATCTCTTGCAGGACAGGCTGTTGTACAGGCTGCTATGGAAGCCGCATTACCTATTGCTCAGATAGACGCAGGTAACAAACAACAAATGGCTTTGTTTAAAGCTGAACAACGTGCCAAGTTTTTAGGTATCGAGTTTGATCAAACTTTCCAAGCTAAAGTAAAAAATGCTACTACCGTATCTGAGATTGCTAACATGCAGTTCAGTGCAGATCAGCAGGTAGCCTTAGAAAATTCTAGAGCTATAAACACCATGCAACTTCAAAACTTGTCTAACAGGCAAGCAGTAGTTATGGCTGAAGCTGCTGCCCTATCTCAGCTTGACATATCTAACCTTAACAACAGACAGCAAGCACAGGTACAAAACGCTCAGAACTTTTTACAAGTTGACATGGGTAACCTGTCTAACGATCAACAGACAGCTTTGTTTAAACAGCAATCACTAATTAATTCAATACTTTCTGACAGTGCCGCTGAGAACGCAGTCAATCAGTTCAATGCTACATCTGAGAACCAATCAACCCAGTTCTTTTCTAACCTCAAAGCTTCAGTAAATCAGTTCAATGCTGCTCAACTCAACGCAATGCAACAGTTTAACGCTGACGAAGTAAACACGTTGTTAGAGTTTAATGCTGAGTTGCAAGATGTAAGAGAAAGATTTAATGCTCAGAACTACCTTGCTGTAGCACAAGCTAATGCTCAGTGGAGACAGAACATTGCAACTATAAATTCTTCTGCTGCAAACGAGTCTAACATGGCTTATGCTCAGAACGTAAATGGGTTGACTATGAGAGCGTTAGATGAGATATGGATGAGAGAAAGAGATATTCTTTCTATGGCCTTTCAGATCTCAGAGAACAACGCTCAAAGATCTAATGCTGTTGTCCTTGAAAAGCTATCAATAGAAGGTGTCAAAGAAGCAGCAAAGTTAGAAGCTGATATACAAGCAGCAGCAAACTCAGGTAATTTTTTAAAAGAAGTATTTAAAAGTATAGTAGGGATAGGATAATGAGTTTATTTCCAGATCAAGAAAGAACAGCATCCTCAATACATGCTGAACGTATAGCAGATTGGAAAGGAGTAGCTCAAGCTAACAAGGCTGAGACTACCCAACGAAGTCTTATGGGTAGGCAAGAGACTAAAGAAAAAATGGAAGCAGCTAGACGAGGTGTAAAAAACTCTTTAAAGACTAGTTCTTCTGTTGACGATTCTAAATCAGACGAAGCTATGTCTGAGTTCTACGGAACTTGGGATGACATTCTTGAGAAAGAGTTTGACTACAGTGACATGGACAAAGACTACGGAGAAGAGAGTATACCTAACAGACCTGTAGGTTCTGAATACTTTACAGACTCAGACTTAGCTGACTTTTCTGACACCATAAAAGAGTTAAAAGAAAACGAAAAGTTCTCTGCTAAGTTAGCATCATTATCAGAAAAGTATGGTATATCTGAACGTGAAATACTTATGGTTGGAGCTAAAGAAAGTAGTCTCATGACAAACCCTGCAGCAAAGAACATGTTTCAAATATTAGCTATACCTGCTAAAGAAGCAGGGATTGATCTCAAGAAACTAAACAAGTCTAATAACCCAGTGGATCAGTTAAACGCTCTAGAAAAATATTTAGATCGATGGGATTATGCAGAATATAACGGATCAGTTCCTTTAGGTCTGTTGATTGCTGCACCTTCAGCAAGAAATAAAGACAAAGATTTTGTAGTATATAAAAAGGGAAGTAAAGCACTAGAAGGAAACCCTAAGTGGGCAGGTGAAGATGGAAATGCTACAGTAGAAAGTATTACTAAATTTTATAAAGGTGAAGCATAATGTCTGAAGTATTTAACAGACCTATTCCAGGGCAATCCCTAACAGATGAACCCAAGAACTATCCTTGGGAAAGACCCCCAGAAATAACAGAACCTAACGAGGTAGTGAGATACCACCTTGATAGGATCTCTGATCCAGAGGTAATAGATAATATCTTCTACGCTCTTGATATGGGTATACCAGTAAAGGTTCTCACTGATTCAATGATGACAGGTGCAGTAGGAAAAGGTGTTCACGATATTGACAAAAGTTTGTTAGTTGAACGTATAGTCCGTAAGGCAGTAATGAAAATGGCTGACGCTGCAGGTGTAGAATACAAAGAAACTTTTGCTAAAGAAGAATTATCAGCAACAGAAAAAGCTGCTATGCTAGTGAGGGCTGTTGACAAAACTCCTGAAGAAGAACGTGATAAAGGTTTTGAACTTTTAAAAGAGATAAGTGAAACAGCAACATCAGAAGCAGAACCTGACGAAGAGTCTGACATGATAGATGATGATGTTGTTGAAGATAAACCTAAAGGTTTGATGGCGAGGTAGTAAGATGGGTTTTTTTGGTAGGGTTACTGCAGGTGCTTTCCTTGGCGGTCTAGCTGAGGACATGAAAGAAAACAGACAATATGCAAGAGATAAAAAAGATAAAATAAAAGAGTATCTTACTCAACGTGGCATTGAACGTAGACAAGAAGTAAATAAGTTTCGTGACTTACTTAGTAGGTCTGTAGATTATTTACAGTCTAAAGATTTAGATGACAGATCTATTAACGCTTTGCTTTCTGACAATCCCAGAGAAGTTCTTAGGCTTGCTAAAGCTGCACAAGCAGCAGAAGAAGAGGGTAGGCTTTCAAGCAATATTCTTAAACAAGCTGTTGAGGTTGCTTCAGACTTTGAAGGGGGTGACCTAACTCCGTCAGAGTTAATTAAGAAAGCTACTCCTTACTTTGAAAAAGGAGATATGGGTGAAAGGCCAGAGCAGGTTGAGCAGAACTTACTACAAAAAATGTTTGGTGAGAAATCATCACAAGATATTATGTATGATGCCTACGGTGAAAGTATCTTTGGTGATGTAACTGGTGCTGATGTTTTTGCTAGTATGTCTGCTTCACCTATAAGAGGAAGAAAGAAAGACTCAACAACTAAAGTAGATCTTGGAGTCCTGTCGGATGATGCAGGGTTTGATAGTGCTTACAAAGCAGATGCAAGGAACTCTATGAGAGAAGAATATGATAATTATTTAGAAACAGAACTAACTAGGTTACCTAAAGATTTAGAAGCTACTGATGATGAAGAATTAAAATCAAGTATTTTAGCTAATCAAACAGAACTTTTAAGAATAAGTCAGATAGAAGATCCTTTCTTAAAATATTATGAGCTAATGGAATTTAATAAAAGTATAGCTCAAAGATACTTTGATACTATACCAGGTTATGCAGCTACTCTTTCAGACCCTAGTTATTTTAGGGATGGAACTGCTTTACTTTTTCAAGGTGATCAATAGCAATGAGTACCTTTCAAGAAAATCAAGAAAGAATAAACGAGTTTAGAAAAGGACAGTTAACACTTCCTGAACCCCCTGAAATAAAAAAGCAGGAGGGTCTTTCTCTTATTGAAACTTTATCTATTGATGACAACTACGGCATCATTAAAGATTACATGTCTGATCGATTTGGTATGGAAGAAACTGAGTACGACAAAAGAAAGATCATTGACTCTTACATAAATCAAATGAGAAAGTTTAACGCAGGTCAATCTGTTGTTGCTGTTACTGAGTTGACACATCTTAACTCAGGGGAAGGTGACAAGCTTGATGCTAGACGTGCAAAAGCTTCTAAAGCTTACGAGTTGTTTGACAGTCTTGGTGGTGCTTTCAGTAAGGACAGAACAGTAGGAGAGAAGCTAGATGCTGTAGGTGACTACGCAAGAGCACTTATAGTTGACCCAATAAACTTAGTGTCTCTTGGTGTGGGGAAGTTGGCTGCTGCAGGTACTTCTAAAGTAGCAGTACAAGGAGCAAAGCAATTAGCTTTTAGAGCAGGTAGGTTAGCCGCTAGTAAAGCTGCAAAACAAGGGGTAAAGAAGAGTGCTGTTCAAAGGATTCAACGGGAAGCAACGCAGAAAGCTTTTCAAGAAGCTCTAAAGAAATCAAAAAGAAAAGTAATACTAGATAAAGCAGACAGAAAAGCTATCTATGGTAGCCTTGCTTTTGACATGGCTGCTGCAGGTGGTGTTGATCTTACTCAACAACAAGCTGAAGTTACTTCAGGATTTAAAGATGATCTAGATTTTTTTCAAGCAGGACTATCCTCAGCAACTGGTGCTCTTGGTGGTGGTCTGCAGTTAGGTCTTATAGCTATAAGCAAAACAAAGAATATACCTGTTGCTTCAATTGAGTTACATCGATCATCAGAGATTCAAAAAGATTTAGATAACACTCTCAACAGTGTATCAAAGAAACGAAGAAAAGAAATACTTGCTAGTGCAGACGTAAATCAAGCTCTACTTCAACTTAAAGAAAGCACTAGTAGGTGGGCGCAGAAAGTTGCAGACGGTAAGAAGTTAGCTAAAGTTTCTGAAGATCCTAAAGCTTCTCTTGATTACGATACTGATTTTGCTGTTATGTTCTTTAATGGTAAGAAGGATGTTCAACTAGAAAGAACAGATGCTGCAGGGTTTGAAGGTCTTGTTCAGATACTAGCGAGAGCAGGGTACAGACAACCTTTTGATATGAACTTCACAGACTTTTTAGGAAACGCTTTTGAAGATCTGTCAAAAGAAAACAAGGACATTGTTCTTGAAGCTTACGATATTTTAAAGCAGTCATCAGATCAATTAAAAGGTTTTAACTTTGAAGAATTTATAAAATTAGATGCTGCTGCTGTTTCAGAGGGTGGAAGAATACTTCAGGTTAAGTCACAAGGTAAACAATTGTTTACTAAACTTGGGTTAGAAGACCCATCTCCTGAACAAGTAGCAGATGCTATTCTAGATCCTGTTAATAAAACTACTTACGAAAAAGTAAAAACAGGAGCAATAGATTTTCAAAGTGCTCTTATAAGATCTATTATTACACACCCTGGAACAACAGCATTAAACATATTTGGTTGGAAAGCTGCTACTATAAATCAAAGTATTTCCGATATGATAAGAGCAAGTTTGTATAGTGGCAATGCTCTAATTAAAACTGTTGCAGGTGATGTAGAAAACGCTGCTAAGTATAAAAAACTAGCTGTGTCTATGATGGATCTTCAAAGGCAGAAGGTCAGAAACATGGTTGATCCTTACGGAACAAAGGATACAATCTTAGATTACATGGCTGTAAGACCAGAAGCACAAAAAGAAATATTCAGGTATCTTAATGGTGGTGTTGAAGTCAAAGGTATTCTTGACGAATTTGAAATGAACCCCGACAAAATAAAAAGTAAAAACTTTATTCAAAAAACTAATGAAATGTTTGAAACTTTATACGCTGTTAAAGCTCAAGACTTTATTACAAAGACTCAAGAGTTTTCATATGCTATAGACAAGCAGGTGAGATTAAAATACGGAAAAACTTTTGTTGAGTTCTTACAAGATGATGAGCTAGTAAAATATTTATCAAGACCTGGAACAGAAATGTTCAAAGAGTTTGCAGAGATAGAAGCTAGAGCAGTTCAAGATGCTTTACGTAATACCTTCTCAAAGAAGTACGGTGGTAATGATGGCTTTCTACAACAAACTGCAAACTTTATAGAAAATATTAGAAACTACCCTGGGGTTGGGGTGCTTGCACCCTTTGGACAGTTCTGGAATAACAGTGTAGCTTTTATGTTTGATCATTCTGGTATTAGTTATATAAATAAGTACACGTTAAGAGCAGGTGGAAAGGAAGCACAAAGTAGAGACACTATGGATTTACTTACTAAAGCTGCTGTTGGTTGGGGTGCTATATCTATAGGAACTTATAAACAAATGCAAAACCTAGAAGAGGGTCTTGCTTGGTACGAAGACAGAGATGATTCTGGTGCAGTAGTAAGTTATCTTTATGAGTATCCAAGAAATGTTCCTATGCTTGCAGGTAGAATGGGAGCACACTTAGTAAGAGATGGTGAAGTTCCTACAGATTTACTCAAAGCTTTTGGTGACAACTTTGGTACTCGTGCTTTAACAAGAGACTTTGGTGACGCATACGGTGCAGTAATAAAAGGTTTTCAGTTAGCTGCAGAAGCACAAGACCAAGAAGTTCTTGATTTAACAGGACAATTCTTAGGTGAAATTGTATCTCAGTACGCATCTGGTTTTACAAGAAGACTTGAACCAGTTAACCAAACACTTGCCATGCTTAAAGGAGAGGACTACGAAGTAGTAGATAAAAAACAAGGAACTAAATGGATTAATGATTCATTAAGATACACGGATGAAATCTTTGACTATGCAACTGATCTTTTAGATGCTGAGGGAGCAAGAGAAATAGTAGGTAAAGGTGGTAAAGATAAAAAAGAAAAGGCTTTGTCAAACGAACCTTTGCCTGTACCCATAGGAAAAATTGTAGGGTATCGAGAGGTTCAACCTTCTTCAACAATTCAAAAACTTTTTAACGATATTGGTAGACCTGAGTGGAATACAGGAATAAGAAACAAATCTCCTGAAGCCGTCAATCATTATAATAAATATGTAAGACCTCAGATAGAAATGTTAGCTGATGTTGTTCTTTATAATGAGGACTGGGATGATCTATCTCTAAAAGAAAAACAAGATGCTGTTAAAGCTATCTTGAGAGTAGCTAATTCAAACACTAAAAAAGCACTTAAACAATCTTTAGATCCTGACGAAAAGAAAACAAGTCTTATCTTCTCTATAAAAGGTGCAAGTTCAAAAGCAAGTTTAAGAAAAGCTATGAAATACTTTGACGTTTCTGAAAAAGATTTGTTTGATCTAGATGTAAATCAACTTTACATTCTTGAAGACATGGTAAAAAGATTTGAGAAAGATACTAGAGGAACAGGTAAAAGGTTAGGGATAGAATAAAAAAAACCCCCAGACTTAACTGAGGGTTTTAGTTTAAGAAGATTTATCTCTACTCTTTTTATATTCAAGCATAAGTTTTGAGTACTTGTATGCTTGGTTTACAATCTCTTCTGATCGTAGATACTTTCCAGATCCTAGCAAACCAGACAGTGCAGCACCTGCAAAGTAATCCCTACTTGGTATATCACCAGTAGGAATCTCTTCTTTTATGAACTCTTGAGCTTCTTGTTCAAGGGTTTTTTTATTATCTTTACTCATTTATGTTTTTCAACCCACCTCTTACGAAGACGGTTTAAGTACCAGATAGCTTTGTCTATATCTTCTAGACCGTTCTTTTGTTCACACCTCCACATATACTTAAGAACGTTAGCAGCGTGAGGAGCAATAGCACCTGACATATTTTCTGTCATAGCTTCAATGGCTTCAATACACTCCAACTTTGATTGGTTGTAATGTATTGGTTTATTTACTGGATCAATACTCAAACACTCTCCACACTCATCATTATCATCTAAAAGGTTACCACACTTTTCGCAGTACCACGAACTCATCTCTCCCCACTGCATTACTATTCCTTATCAATAATAATTAATTCTGCTTCAGTGTAGGGTATGTGATAGAATGTTTCTCGCCTGTCAACTCTTGCAAAGGAAGGTTTCTTAATAACATCATCAGTCATCTGAACTCCTTTTATTTTCCAAGCTTTAGTATACTCACAGTTGAGAACATAGAAAAACAAGTTGTCTATTTCATCTTGATACTTTTTAACTAATCTTTGTTTTCTTCCTGGGATTCTAACTTCTTCCCATTGAGAAGGCCATCGACTATCTGGTAATAAAGTAAACCCTCTATTACTTAAGTAGTCTTCACCCCACTGTGCTTTACGTTCAACCTCGTGGTAATAAGTTTTACCATCTTTGACTGAAACAACATCAGCATTATAATCTTCTTCTGTTGATAGTATCTCATGCCCTTCTGATTTTAAATATTTTATAAGGGCTTGCTTTGAAGGTTCGTTGACCTCGTTATAAACATCTGCTCTAAATTTTCTTCTGTACATACTGCCTCCGTTTTAGCTCGCATAGTAGAAGTTGTTGCTCATAGTCAGACATTATAGGCCAATTCCTTATTTCGTCAATAGTTCTTTTACAAGCTAGACATAAACCATCATCACCTATCTCACAAACTTTTTCACAGGGTGAGGGAGTGCTCCCAAATCTAGGAGCAATCTCTCTTCTTACATGAGGAATACTCATTCACACTTACGAAGACCTGTTGCAGGATCAAAGTAGCAAGCACCACCTTCATCTACAAAGTCTTGTGTCTCCTCAATGACATCTTCATCTACTATTTCTTCAGAGGAAGAGGAGCTAAGTATTCCCATACGTTTTCCTGACGCTCTAAAAGTTGTACATCCAGAAGCACCACCATCATAAGCATCCATGTAAATCTTTTTAAAGTCTTCCCAGGATACATCATCACCAACGTTACAAGTTTTACTACAAGCAGAGTCAACAAACTTAGAAGCAACATTGAGAACTTTAACGTGGTCAAACACTGACAGTTCGTTAGCTGTTTTACCTTCTACTTTAAAGACACGATAGCCGTAGTCTTCTACTCTCTCAGTTCTTTCACCGTCAAACTCTTGAATCTTTCTGTCATAAAAAAGATTGTAAGGTGGTTCAATACCAGAAGAAACATTGTCTGCTGACAAACTTATAGTTCCTGTTGGAGCTACAGATAACAAGTGACTGTTACGAATACCGTAATCGTTTATTAAATCTCTTATGTTATCTGGTAATGTCTTTGCAAAATCAGAGTCAAGATACTCTCTCCTAAAAAGAGGAAACGCACCCTTCTCCATAGCAAGCTCAACAGAAGTTGTGTAAGCTACATCTCTTATAACTCCCATGATTTCTTCTAAAGTCTGCAAGAATCTTTCACTACCATAATGAAACCCTAAAGCTTCAATAGCGTTAGCAACACCAGTAACACCAAGACCCATACGCCTTTTGCTTTTAGCTTCTAGCTCTTGTTCTCTCAGTGGGTAGGTTGCCCTATCTACAACGTTGTCCATTGCTCTGACAACATGCGGAATGTCATTACGAAGTTGGTTCATGTTGAACACGTACTTACCATCATGATCCACAACGTACTTAACCAAGTTAAAAGATCCAAGAAGACACGCACCGTTTGGAGGAAGGGGTTGTTCACCACAAGGATTTGTAGCCGCTATTGTTTCACAGTAATGTAGGTTGTTTTTGTTGTTGATCCTGTCAATAAAAAGGATACCAGGTTCAGCCCAATCCCAAGTACTTCTCATAATCTTATCCCAGAGAGCACGAGCATCAACTGTCTTACGCACCTCTCCATTAAACACTAGATCAAAGTCAGTACCTTCTTTTACGGCTGTCATAAACTTGTCAGTAACACCAACACTAATATTAAAATCTGTGAGGGCAGTCATGTTGTTCTTAGCTGTAACAAACTCTTCAATGTCAGGATGATCAACACGTAGGACACCCATCTGTGCTCCACGTCTGTGACCTGCAGAAGCTATTGTCTTACAGACTGCATCAAAGATACCCATGAATGATAAAGGTCCAGAAGATTTAGACTCCAAAGATTTAATCATTGCACCACGAGGACGTAGGGTAGAGAAGTCGTATCCAATACCACCACCTAATCTCATTGTTTCCGCTGCACGTCTTGCGGCATCCATGATACCGTCCATACTATCTTCAATAGTTGTAGACACAAAACAGTTGTAAGGGGTCACACGTCTTGGTGCTCCCATAGCAGACTGCACACGCCCTGCAGGAAGGAAGCGTTGATTGTATAATATTGTTCTGAAGTTGTTGAAGTGACTCTCATTATCTTTAAGTGCTTCTGCAACACGAGTCATTGCATCTTTAAATGTTTCACCCTGTCCTCTATACTTCTCCTCGTGAATCCATTTTGAAACTTCTAGTGTTGGTCCGTAGTCCTGTTCTACATTTGGTATGTTCATCTGTAATCTCCCGATCCTTTTATTGTTCCACGTTTCTCTCTACTGTCTAGCTTCTTCATGTTTTCTTTTATTACATCGGTAAGCTTTATATCTAAATGATTTAGTAAGCCTATAAAATAAAAGAACATATCCCCTGCTTCCAGTGTAACACCTTGCTTGTCTAAAGGTGTATCATCTCTCTTGTGTTTCTTTAGCTTCTCAAAGAACTCTCCTGTCTCTCCTATCAAACCCATAGTATTCTCTAAGAATCTTTTATCACCAGAGGTAATCATTTTATTTTCTACCCACTCAGCGTAGTCCTCTAGATTGACTGGTTTGTTTTCCTCGAAAGCTTCAAAGTAACCCATGTCTTCTAAATCTTGGTGTGTCAGCATCATTTCTCCTTTGCATCTATTTCTATAATTTTAACATCGTCTAAATCATATATGGTGTCTTGAATCCTTTCTTCAAGACTCTTTTTTATACTGTCCGAAGCAATGAAGTTTGCTTCAGGATCTACATCTAATAGCATTGTCAATTCAAACAACACGAGAACCTCCAAGTTATACAAGGTAAATTTGTTACGTCAATCTATTCTTTTGTCCAATTGTCAGGAATAGATTTGTCTGCGTATCGAAAGCCGTACTTCTTACACCAGTCTCCGTAAGAAGACTTAGCACCTTTATAAAGCTTGGCTCTACTATTCTGAAAAACAAAACGAATATCTAGCTCAGGAAATTGTTTTGATATCTCTTTGTGTTTACGTCTATCATTAGCAACAAAGCGTCCTTTTGTTTCAATGATAATACCGTTAGCTAAAACAAAGTCAGGTGTGTAAGTTCTAACTTTTATATCAACCCACTTGATTTTATTCTTTTCGTATTCAAAGTCTATGTCTTTTGAACGTAGTTCTCTAGCAACATCATCCTCAAAACCTGAACGATACCCTGCTTTTATTGCTGATGCTCTGTACTTATTCTTGGTCATGGTAAGTAAAGTCTTCTGGAACATTGGGAGGTTTAACAACGTCAACCAAAAGCACGTCACCTGTCTTGTAAACAAACCGTCTTGTCTCAGGCCAACACTTCTTATTAAACTCACACCAACCACAAGAGGGATGAAGTTTTTTATTAGGACTTGTAGCTGACTGAGGTACTGGTTCGTATCCTTTATCAGGAATAATACCTGATACCATTGTCTTTGCTTGCTCTATTTCTTTTTCTTTTTGTTCTATTTCTTCAGAGAAGTCATACACATCTAAGCATATGCCACCCCCTACTTTATCAACAACAAGAAAAGCTCCGTGTGTTTTGTTTGTTACCAGTGGATCAGTCTTAGCAGCATACACGTAAGAACTAAGCTGACTAATGTAACCAAAAGGATCTTGATCCCTCAAGCTACCCTCAGCAAATTTCTTGAACGAGTAAGGGGAGGCAGACTTAACATCCACTGTCATACCATCAATAACAGCATCCCTGTGACCTGCTAAATCATTGATGAATAAACGATCCTGTTGTCCTTCAACACGGTGACCAGACGCTTCAACGATAGAGAGTACCAACTCCTCAATCATATCGCCATAAAAGAACTTAAGTAAATCTGATGGAGAAACAGGCTTACTAGCTGCAGGTTCGTTTATCTTATACCAAAGTTTTCTTTTGCAAGGGCTACCAATAGAAGAGAACGACAAATATCTTCTTGGTTTTTGTGGTGCTCTGAATCTTGAAGTAGCTGCCTTAGCTATCTTATCACCCATCTTAAGACTTATTATATGATCCCATCCGTTTAATCCCTGGATGGTTTCCTCCATATCTTTTACGAGTGTGTCTATATTTTTCATGGTCTTACCTTTTTTTTAAAACCCCCACCCAAAAAAACTAAGGGTGAGGGAAAGCTTCTAGGGAGAAAGGACTTAGAAAAACCTAGAAGGGTATTGAGTCCTGTGGTTCTTGGGAGGAAGCGGAAGACTTAGAACCGCCAGAACTCTTTGAATGATCCTGAAACATTTGACGTGGTTGGGAGTTACCACCTTCTGATTCATAGACCACATGATCTAGGACTTGAAGTCCAACTAATCGTGTACCTGTTCCCATCTTTGTGGGGTACACTTCAACTTTAACAATACCTTTGCTGCCGTTACCAATAAGACCTTTATCTTGAAGATCCCAAGCCTTACCAGTTACATCAGCTACGATAGGTTCTCCACCCATCCAGTCTTGCATGCCAGTGTGAGGACGTGACACAGTAATCTTGTGACCACCTTCTACCTCCTCAATTTTCTTTTTACATCCTGCGTCAACAAGAGACTTAGCAGTTTTCTTGTCAGTGATTACAGTAACTTTGTACTCACCGTTAGTCTCTACGTTCCATTCGTTTTGGTCACGGTTGGACTCAAATACTTTTGCCCACTCGATTGTTCCCTTGATATCCATTTGTGTTGATGGCATATTGCCCTCCTTTTTTAAAAGATTAATACTGTAATACATAGTCTTTGGTTTATGGGTTGTCAATGGGTCTCAGCCCAGTTTTTTCCTATATCATATGATCCTGGCGTAGGTATTTTAAATCCTAGTTCTTCTCCAGTTTCTAACATACAATCAGATTGTATCTTACCCAGTAGTCTTGCTTCTTCTTCTGTTCCTGTTACCTCCACTTGATACTCGTCATGAATAAATCCAACCATCTTAAAGTTAATACCTTCTTGTCTAGCTCTGTCATGCCACTTGAGTAGACTGTGCTTCATCAAACAAGCTTCACCATTTTGTAGCATCCCTGCCAAGGTTTTGTGTGCGTTGGGTACTGGAACTTTACGTCCATCATACCCAGTAAAATATCCTTGCTCTGCTACGTAAGGTACGAGTTGGTTTTTAAGATTATATAAACCATCAATACTCATTTCAAAACGAGTACGTGCTTGAGTTGCAGCCATCATACCTACGTTAAGTATCTGCCCTGTCTTTGCTACCCCTGCACCCAGAAGCCAAGCATAAATAAAAGTCTTTGCCATATCCCTAGTACCATCAGGAACATTCAAAGCTTTCTTGTTGACGTTGTGTATGTCTGTCTCGTCTTCTTTCTTTCCTGTCATGATAGCTTGAGCATATTGATCAGCATCAAAGTGTCTCCAAAGATAATCAGCTAACACTCGCAGCTGAATACCGTCAGCATCCGTACCAACTAACCAAGAGCCTGATGGTACAGTCCAACAAGCACGTAGATGCACATCAAATTGTTTCTTTACTTCATCTACTGCTGTCTTTGCATCACCATAAAAGGGTGAGGATATGTTAGCCGTGTTAGGATCTTTGTGAGAACAACGTCCTGTCCATGCTCCAATGTTGTTAATGCTGCCGTGTATCCTTAAATCTTCACCACACTGCCCTAGCCACTCCACCAGTGAGGAACGCCTACCTTCTAGTGTCAACCACTGGGCTAGAGCTTTCGCTCCTGTAGGTGCTGTCTCAGGAAGTGTGCTAAGGTTTGCCTCTGAAACTGTGTATCCGTAAATACCTAAGTGATCTTTCTTTTTATCGTAGAAATCCTGATCCATACAAGCAATTGACTTCTTCCAAGGGTCACCAACCTTAGTTCTTGAGAACTCTATAGCAGTTTTTGTTTTGTCTACTGGTTTCCAGTTGGCTTCCCACAGTACATCAATACGATCTTTAACTGATCCAGGGTTAAAGCTAATCCAGTCAGAACAAATCAAGTCTTCACCTTCAGTGTGTGTCATACCATACTTTTGTTTTGCTTTTGTTACAGTAGACATTTCTGTACCATCCTTCTTGAGTCGGTACTTTATCCTGTTTACTTCCGTAAGCTTAGGTGGGAAGTCTATTTGGAACTGCTCCTCTAGTGTGTTCATCTTTGTCTTGACTGAGTTAAGAAGAAACTCTGCCTTTGGTTTATCAAAACAAAAACCGTAGTACTGAGTCCGTACTAATTCTATTTGTACATCGTGCTCAGTTCTTAAAGAGTTACGCCAATCAGGACTCCAAATAATATCGTTGAAGTGATCATACAAAGATTCTGTAACCTCGATGTCTTGATACCAGTAGTCAACCATTTCAATACTGAATTTAGAAAAGTCATTAAAGTCTCCTTTATGTTTGTTTAATCTTATACCCCAAGCCTTAAGACTGTGAGGGTACTGAGCACCCTTTGGGATAGCTATGTTGTAGTCAACCAACCTACTTATAATAACAGTATCAACAACCTTTCTTGGATCTATAAGCCCTGGTTTTAAAAGTTTGTTTAACATAGGAGTGTCAAACTGTAAAAAGTTGTGACCAACAATCAAGTCTGCTGTCTCGTACCACTTGATAGCTTCAGCCTTAGCTACTGGATCTTCGTGGCAGTTATCAAATCTTTTTATTTGACCAGTACTAAGATCTTTACCACCACAAATCCATAGCTTATTGCTATCCTCAAGACCGTTAGTCTCTATATCACTGATAACTATTCTCATACGTTGAATACCACCTCTTCAAGTATTGTAGTATCTGGATCGTAGTACACTGATCCTGAGTTACCTAACTTTGCAAAGGGTCTGTTCTTGTCAATAATAAATTGGGTAGTATTACGTTCAGTTTCGTCTTCTGACTCAACGTTACGACTGAGTTTGATACAAATAATTGCTTCCTCTTCAAGAGAAGATGCGTACTTTGTTCGTCCATCATCGTTAACCTGAGAGATAAATATGACACCAATATTTAATTCTTTTGCGAGCTGCGCCATCCTAGCACCAAGGGTAGTCAGGGTACTGGTAGCCGCATCTACTCCAGAGTTTGATAGGTAGGCTAGACGTTGAACGTGATCTATAAAGATGTACTCTGCACCATAGACTGTGGCTGACGTTCTTACATAATCAAGAACCATCATAGGATCGTCATGCCCTTCCATGTAGAACACAACAGACTTGTTATCTCCACCTAATTTTTGTGCGGCATCAATCACTTGCTGTTCTGTAAAACCATTTGCTTCTGTGTCTTCTTTGGTTCGTACATTCTTACCTAGTTCGTAGGTTGCCATGCCTCTGTAAGTCATGCCCTTCATCTCTTCCATGTGTAGCATTGCTACCTTAGTTCCTTGACGTAACAACCCCACCTCAAAGTACCTGACTAGTTCAGTCTTACCTTGCCCTCTGAGTGCTTTTATAAATGTTAAGCCACCCTTAACAAGACCACGCATCTTATCATCTAAGCCAGTGTGTCCGGTGGGTACGTACTCATAAGGGTTCTCTGTTTCTATTGCTTCTTTGATTGCTAGATCACCAACAAAAAAGTTGTCAGGTGAAAACCTCTGAGGTTTAAATGCTGCCCACTTCAAAGCTTCAGCATCTCCTTCCATTAAGAACTCGTTGGCATCCTTCCACTTAGACATAGGTACGTAGTAAAACTTGTTTGGCATCAGGTTGTAAAGCTTTTGTGCTGCAGCTTTACCTGTAGCATCAGACAATTCCCCTGCGTAGACTACTGTTTCAAAGGAGTCTAAGTACTTATGATTTTCTTTTATGAAAGTTTCGGACATCGATCCACTTGGCAAAGACTTAACTGGGTAAGCTCCATCCATAACCTCGTACAAACTGGCGGCATCAAACTCACCTTCAGTAAGATAAATTCTTTTAGAAGATCCTGCGTTAAACTCAGGACCAAACAAAGAGTTCTGACCTTTGCCCTTCCAGAAGAAACGTTTCTCGTGGTAGCCACGATACTTAACAGCACCATTAGGATACTGAAATGCGTATCTTACTGGAGTGTTATTCTCTCCGTACTGCACTTGAATATTAAATAGTTTAGCAGTCTTTTCTTTTAGTCCACGTATACCATCAAACCTACCGCTGATAACCTTGGTCTTATGTAGGTCTACCTTTGGTGGTGGCGGTGGATAGGTTGCTTCAGCCCAATCAAATTTTTTATCTGATCCAGGGTAACCTCTACCGCATGAATGACAGTGACCAACCTTCTGGTTTATGTTGTAACTAAATGCGTCACTGCTTGCACAATCCTCATAAGGACACGGCTGATGTGCTATCTCTCCGTTGTTCTTTACTACTGCTTTCATTGTTAACCCTTTCTAAAAGTTTTCTTCTGGCTTTCTTTGGAAAGTCTTCCATATTCCATCCGTTATTAACTTGCTCCACTGCCCAACTATAACTTATATCAAAACATCTAGCAGCTTCAGCTATACTGTCAAAGGTTTTTCCGTATAATCTACATGATCTCCCTGGTTTTTTTATTGTTGGTGCATGTTTGATACGGATATGACAAGGTACTCCCTTTGGTTGCACTATGTATCTCCCATATTTTTTGGGGCATACACTGCACCGTTGTACTGGCTACCAGTCTCAGTGTCTGCACCAAAGTTACACCAAGCTAGTATAACTAGGATAGCCATGATCCAATAGAAAGAAGCCTTAGACCATTTGATAAACCCTTCAAATGTTTTCTTAGCTTCTAACTCTGCAGCTTCTCTTGGTGTCATTGCTGTACCTCTACTTCTAGGCAAGCCACTGTCTCTGACTTGTGCGTTATCATCTTGGCTGCTTTGCTCAGTTCAATCTGACACTCTTCCAGTGTGGCGTAGTTACCTAACTGGTAGTGCTCCACTGTCTGTGTGCTGAACAATTGCATCCACACTAATACAAACATCATTTACTCTCTCCTATTTTATCAAGCTTTTCTTGTAAACGTATTAACCTTTTCTCTAAAGTAACAATCCTATTTGCTAATTCTATTTTTCCTTTTGTGTCATAATAATATTCTACTTTATCTTCGTCACTCCACCAAGGACTATATGCCATCTTCTATCTCCTTAAACATAGCTATAATTATATTCGGCATCCAGTGACATCCATGCTCTTTCATATTCGTAATCCCAGTTAGTACCACCATCTTCCATCTCTCCTTCTGCTATAATCTTAGCCCAATGATCTAGGCTAGGCTCATGGTCAAGTGGCAATTCCTCCTGGAAATATACTGAGAAATCTTCACTTACAGTACTGTCTGCATTTAAAACATGGGATACCATACTTCCCCCTTATCTCTCTGTTGCTTTACATCGTCCAGTATTCTCTTGAGGTTGTCTGCTTTTTTGTTTTCTCCATCCCATTCAAGATCACTGATATCTTTTTGTAGGTCTATTATGTATTGCTGTATAGCAACAATCTTTTCTTTCTCGTAGTTTAAATGTCTCATTCTATATCCTTCCTATCCAATGAGATACATCATCGTGAGGATCGTCTGTCCAAAACCTCTCCGTATAATTCATCTGCAAAATTCCTTCCTGTTACTCTACTAACAGTATTGATTGCAGCTTCAGCTCCCTTTTCAAATCCTTCATCAAAAGCATCAGCCACATCCTCGTTATCTCTGTACTTTTTGTACAAAAACCCTGCGAGAAAAGACAACACAATCAACAGTATTGTTATTGGTTCAGGTATGTAGATAGTCAATGGTAGTTCCTCTCATACTTTTCTTTCTTCCATCTCTGGAAATCTTTCTGTGTTAAATCATTCTCGTCCAAGAACTCGTGAAGTTCTAGTAGTCTTTCAAACAATTCAACGTTTGTCATTAGCACCCTCTTAAGAGTTTCTTCATCAGTCTCTTCGCTCATGGCTGCTAACCCTGCTTTAAACTCTTCCTCTGTCATTACAACCTCCGTTGTTACTTAAGGTAATACTACAAGTTATATTAATAATAATATTAATAACAACATAATTATAATTAACTGTAAGTAATACCCTAAGTATTAGTTATAAGTTACAAATTTCGTTTCAAGTATGGCAGATTGTCTCACCCATACAGTTGGTAGTAAGCCCAGATATAAAAAGCAATCCAGGCTACTAATCCTATGGCTTCACCCACCTATTATCTTTATCTCCACTGATACTCCTTTCACTCTTAAGAATTTTTTCACCAATCGATCAACCTCATCCTTGTTTTTAGTAGAGTAAAAAGCAAAGAGGTTGTCACTCCTATCATGAATGTTGATCTGATATATCTTTGGCATCAGTCTAACCTACTCTCCATCCAAGCATCCAAACCATAAGCTTTTAAAACTTTGGCTGCAGCCCTCGCACCCTCTTCCTTACAGTCTATGTTCTGGAAGTAAGACTTACTTGGATTCCACCACTCAAATCTTTTCTGTGTCCAATCTTTCTGTAAATCCAGGGCGGCAAAGATCTTTCTTTCTTGTCTTCCTTCTTTGGTGTTGCCCTTGTGCTGAGGTTTTACTTTGACCCAAGCAAACCCACAAGAGAAAGCATCCTCACCTTTAAGAACTTCGTTAATATATTTATCCGTAGCTACTACGGCTGCTGCAAATGCTTCTAGTCTCACTTGCTTTGCGTTGTCTTGTGTTACTCTCATTCTATAATCTCCTTTTTAATTGTGCAGTGTACACTCCCACTGTCTGCTG